ATGATCGCGGCTCTCGCGGTTGTATCCCTCGCTTTCCTGGTCATCGGTGCCGCCGGCATCTTCGAGTGGGTCATGGACTGGCGTGAGGCCCGCGCCTGCAGCGCTGCCCGCGCTGAGCAGCTGGTGGCATGGGCAGAGGTGGAAGCGGCCGTCCTGGGCGCTGAGTCGCGCCTGGCGCACCTGCGCGATGCTGAGGGCTACTTGGACGTGTCCAGGCTGTCGCCCGCCGACGAGACGGCCTTCTATTTCGATTCGGATGGCTGGCACGTGGCTGACGGCGTGGAGGCTGCACGTGGCTGACGGCGGCCGGCCTGCTGGACTCCCCTCGGCTAACAGGGGAGTCAATCGTTCAGGTAGCAGCGATGCCCGTCGCGAGGCACTGGCCCGTGGTCGTGATCGCCGTGGCCCGGTCGATGCCGAGCTCCGCAGGGCGGCGGAATCCACGTCCAGGACGTGGGCCGGGATCGACTGGATCGCCGGCTCGGTGGATCTGTGGGACCTGCTCGATGCCGCCGGCTGGCTGGCGAAGGCTCCGAACGTGTGCGGTGACCTGGGCGACTTGGTGTCCTACGACGGCCTGGCTACGTATCTTCGGGCCTTCGGGCCTAAGCCTCGGGAGAAGGCGGCGGCAGGGGAGGGCGGCGAGCTGGTGACGGCGGAGCGCGTTCCGTTCGTACCCGCAGACCAGGTCATCACCAGCATTGCCCAAGCAGCGTTCCAGCACCTGTTCTCGGGCTGCGGCTTGACGATGAGCAAGGACGCCGGGCCGGGCCAGTTCTATGCGTACAAGTTCATCCTGACCAACGTGTGGGGCGACTTCGCCGGCTCCATCGAGGTCGGTGGCCAACTGGCCCAGCGCAAGGGCGGCATCCCCACGCTGCGCATCGAGCTGACGGGCCTCGGGTGCGCGCTGTTCGAGCATCGTGGCGACGCCAACGGCGATGGCCCGGAGCGATGGGCAGGGCTGGCGTTGAAGCTCCAGCAGTGCGGCGCGCAGCTGACGCGCGTGGATACCGCCTTCGATGACTTCGACGGCGTGCGCAACATCGCCTTGGTGCGCTGCATGTACGAGGTCGGCGAGTTCGATTACAGCTTCGGTGGCGAGCGCAAGCGCCCCAAGCGCCGGGAGTTCATCACCTCGGGCGACGGCGACACGTTCTACGTGGGCCAGAGCAAAAGCGAAAAGCAGCTGCGCGTTTACGAGAAGGGAAAGCAGCTCGGCGACCTGGACAGTCCGTGGGTGCGTTGGGAACTGCAATTCCGCAGCAGCACCAAGAAGCGCATTTCCCTGGACGTGTTGCTTCGCCCGCTGGACTACATGCGCGGCGCCTTCGAGTGCCTCGATTTCGTGTCCAGCTGCATGGCGCGCCTGGCTGTCACTGAGGAAGCCACCAAGGCCACGTTCAAGTCGGTCTGGCGTCATGCGAAGCGGATGTACGGGGCATCCATCGATCAGATCTACAGGCTTGCACCGTCGTCTGACGACGCGATGCGGCTGATTGAAACCCTACGCCGGGACAAGGTTCCCAAGTGGGCGAAGACCGCGCGTGTCAACTGGGCGCACGTGTCGGCCGAACTCGATTGCCCAGATGACGACAACGAGGAAAGCAGCCATGGCGCTGAATGAAGAAATCATCATCGAGGTGTTCCCCGGCTCGGTGGATGAGCGCTCCGGTTCGTTCAAGAACGACGCCGGCGAGGACGTGCAGTACACCACCCGCAAGCAAGCAGCGAAGCTGGAAACGATGGGCTTCGTGTACCCCTACGAAGTGCGCCTGGACAAGGGACAGGCCGCTTTCGCACCGGGCCGCTATCGCATGGTCCCCGGAAAGATGCTGACGGTGAACAAGGGGGTGCATGCGTTCAGCAAGTTCGCCGTCCTGGAACCGCTGGCAGCTCCGACCACCTCGCGCGCCGCTGCGTCGGCGACTTGAGCCATGGCCCTGTGCGTAGCCCTGCAGGCGGACGGCACGCTGATCCCGACGGGTCAGCCTGTGGCCGAGTGCACGGGCTACGTCCTGGTCTCGGGTACTGAGCACGCCGTCTACGAGCTCATCAATCAAGCATTCGCGATGCCCACGCCTGAGCAGGCAATCGGCTGGTTCGTCGGCTCCGCTGGTGCGGTCATCGGGTGGTTTGTCGTCGCGCGCATCGCCGGCCGCGTGGCGAATTTCTTTCACTAGCCGGCACCATCACAGAAGGAGAGCAACATGGATTTCTCGGGCATTCTCGACGGCCTTTCCACCACTTCCGCAGTGACCGCCATCGTTGGCGCTGCGGCCCTCATCGCTCTGGTCGGCTTCGCTTCCTGGGCGTCGAAGAAGGTGGCCGGTTTCTTCGGTCGCTGATCCATCGGGGCCGGTTCGCCGGCCCCTTCTTTTCGGGGGTTTGCCAATGGACTTTGAAAGCATCATCGCGGGAATCAACCGCAACGGGCCTGTGCTTGCCATTGCGGGTGCGGCGGCCATGTTCGCCCTGGCATGCTTCGTGGAGTTCGTCGGCAAGACCTTGGCGCGTTACTGGACGGGTCGGTTGATGAGGGGGCGCCTGTGATCCTGTGCTTGTTCTGCGGCTTGCTAGGCGTCGCGTGTGGTGTCGCGGCTGTGAAGGGGTTGGATGCATGATTAGGCGGGTTGCTGCTCTATTGTTTTCAGTCGCTCTGGCATGGCTGTGCATTGGCACTGCTAACGCCGCCCTTCCGTGTAGCTCTCAGTCGGACAAATGCACTAAGTCTCAAGCCTATGCCGCTGCTATGGATGGCTCTGGCTTCTGCGCCCTCACGTCAGAACGCGTCTTTCTTCGTTGGGACCAGTCTATTGGGGAAGTAAATGCTGATACGCCGGCGGCCTATTTCCGCAGCTATCCACGTTGCGGCACGGCATCAAGCTCTTACGGCTACGTTACCCAGTTTTATTACACGACTGGCTGCCCAGCTGGTCAGCAGTGGAATGGCGGCACCGGTAACTGCCAGGCATCCTGTTCTTCTCGGCCGTCGTTCGCGGGTATCTATGCTGGTGATGCAGGATCCTGCCAGGACGGGTGCCAGTTTGTCCCGAATATTTCAGAGGGTGGCATTACGCGATACCAGGTGGGCGATAAGATTTTCACAAGAGCATCGGTTCTTGAGCCAACCGGCTCGGTGTGTACGGCTTCGCCAGATGATGTTCCGCCCGATAGCGATGCATGCGTGACGCAAGGTGCGTTGACGCAGTGTGTTCGGCCGGACGGGCAGCTTTGTGCCGTCGCAAGCTCGGGCAAGAAGTTTTGCTGGGAGGCTGGCGAGAACGGCATCAAGGCGTCTGGCAATGACGCCGCAACGAAGTCGCCCCAGGGAAAGGAGGCTAAGCCTCCGCCGCTGCCGCCGAACAACGGGGGTGAGTGGGAGCAGCAAGGCCAATCGACGGTCATCGAGTCCAAGGACGGCAAGACCAGCACCAGCAACGTCACAAGCTGGGGGTCGTCGTATGGCAGCAAAGGGCAGGGTGCTTCTGGCGGCGGCGCCAGCGGCGAAGGTAAGGGCGGCTCAGGCTCTGGTTCAGGCCTTGGCAACGGCAGCGGCAATGGAGATGGCGATGGAGAGGGTGATGGCGCTGGTCCGCCCGGCAGTGCCGCTGGTGACTTGTACACCGCAAATGGAAAGACGGTTGCCAGCGTGTTCTCGGCCTTCCGCACGCGAGTGGGGGAATCACCGCTTATTGGTGCTGTGCAGGGTTTCTTTACGGTTCATGGCGGCGGTGCCTGCCCAACGTTCACGGTGTCTGCGTCGGCCTACTGGGAGTCCATGACTTATGACGCGCATTGCTCCGGTGAGTTTCTCTCGGCGCTTCGTGCTATCGGCTGGGTGTTGATGGCCATTGCAGCGCTCGCTGCCGCTTACTGGGCGCTGTCATGAATTTGATGTATGCGGGGTGGCTGGGTGATCTGACCGGCTGGCTGCTGGGGCTGGTGAAGAAGCTGTGGGCCGCGATTGAGGCGTTTTTCACGGACCTGATTGTGTTGGCGCTGGAGAAGATGCTGGAGCTTGTCGCGCTCGCATTTGAATCGCTGCCGGTGCCTGACTTCATGACCCAGCACACTATTGGCTCGCTTCTGGGCAACGCTGGTCCTACCGTTGGCTGGCTCGTTGACACCTTCAAGATTTCAGAGTGTATGAGCCTGTTGGCCGCTGGCGCAGTGTTCAAGATCACTCGCAAGATCGTTACTTTCGGGAAGTGGTGACATGCTCGTTTTTAACGAAGGCGTGCCGCGTGCCGGCAAGAGCTACGACGCTGTAAAGAACCACATTCTGCCCACGCTGAAAAAGCGGCGCCGGGTGTTCGCGCGGCTCAATGGGTTGGATCACGTCAAGATCGCGGCGTACCTGGGCATGCCGGAGAGCGAGGTCCGCGAGCTGCTGCAGCTGGTGGATACGAAGGAGGTCAAGAGCTTCTTCGCGTGCGTCCAAGACGAGACGGGAAAGTGGTGCATCCCGGATCAGTTCAAGGACGCTCTGGTCGTGATCGATGAGGTCCATGAGTTCTACGTGAGCGAGCGCCAGCCGCTGCCGGGTGCCATCGAGAATTTCTGGGCGCTTCTGGGCCAGAACGGCGGCGATGCGGTCATCATGACGCAGTGGATAAACCGGGTTCATCAGGCGATCCGTGCGCGCATCGAGCGCAAGAACGTGTTTCAGAAGTTGACGGCCATCGGCTTCAAGAATAAGTATCGCGTCACTTATTGGCACACGACCAGCCCGGGGAAGTACGAGCGCATCGGAGGCAAGACCGAGAAGTACGATCCGGCGATTTATCCGCTCTACCACGGCTACGCGCCGGGGTCGGAGAACACGGAGGTCTACGAGGAGGGCGGCACCAATGTCTGGCTGGCCATGGCGCCCAGGGCGGCCATGTTTATCGCCGCCGGCCTGGTTGGCGCCTACTTCTTCCTGAGCTTCTTTTTCGACTTCGGCCGTTCGAAGGAGAAGCCGGTCGAGGCCTCGCCGGCGAGCGAAGCTGTCCAGGTGTTCGATGAGGACGGCAACTTCCTGCGCACGGAAGGCGTCACGGCAGCCGTTGCCCAGGTGAAGGGTGAGAAGGAAGATCCGTACAAGGATCTGACGCCTGAACAGCGTTTCGTCGCGGAGCTGCAGGACCAGGGCAGGGTGCGCTTGGGTGGCCGCGCTGAGATCGGCGGCCGCACGCGTGGCTGGGTGGAGTGGGTCAGTAGCTCGGGCGAGACGGTGGAGTCGCTGGAGGTTGCGTCCATCGAGGCGCTCGGGTTCGCAGCTACTTGGACGGTGTACGGCGTGCGCCTGGCTGCCGGCGATCACGTGATCATCGCCACGCCGTGGCCCCGGGAGATGCCCGTGCGGGAGAAGGAACAACGCCTCTACAACCTGAGCGGGAGCGGTGGCGCCGGCATTGCGAGCGAAGCGAGTGAGGCCGGCGCTGCCGCTCCCGGTGGTGTCATCGGGTATGCACCCGGGCAGCGTGCGGACGTGTTCCCGCGGAACCCGGCCAGTACGATCAGCGGGTACACGCCGCCGACAACGACACTTTAGTAACGCGTTACTTATAACAAACAACCATTAGACAATGGTAACGCGTTACTTTATTGTCAAACCATCAACTTCGCTCATTGGATTTTGTCATGCGTGACGAAAAGGACCCCGGAACCCTGGAGATGCTTCCAGCCAAGCGCGGCCGCCCAGTACTCGATCCAGAGTCCGGCCCCATGACCGCAGCAGAGAAGCAGCGCCGCTATCGGCAGAATCGCGCTGCCCAGGGCAACGGTTGCAGGAGGATGTCCAGGGTGACCGCCGCTGGCGCCCTGGAAGATTTCACGGATGCCGTTCTGCTCGATACGATCCGCGCAGAGTTGAACTTCATTCGAGCTCTTGAACGCCAGGGCGGTATGGGTATGGCTCCAGCCAAAAAGCGTGTTGGCGCCCTTGCTGGTGAGCTGTCCCGGCGCTATCCATCTAAGTAACCCGTTACGAAAAGGAATAGGGCATGGATTGGGACTCTCCCGGCGCCATCGTGATGGCGCTCATCCTCATCGTCGCGCCGATCCTCGGCATTGTCTCGGCTGAGATTCAGTTCTTCATCAAGCGCCGCCGTTCGCGGAAGTAACGCGTTACGGAATTAACAGCGTTGTCCGGGTAGGTTTTCCCAGCCGCCTGGAATCCTCCGGAACGGTGTTCCATCGATGCAGCGCCAGGTGGCGCGCTCCTTCATGTCCTGCTCGGCGCGCTCGCGGATCTGTTGAGCTCGACGGATCTGTTCCACCGGGTCGGTGTCCTGGATCACGGGTGGAAGGCTCTGGGCCGGGCGTGGTGTGGCCTTGCGCGCGAACCTGGCTTCCCATGCAGTCTGTGTGGCCAGGTGCTGCTTCACGCCGTATCCGGCCAGCACCAAGACCGTCAAACCGATCACCAGCAGCCACGGGAAGCCCCATCTGCGCGGCTGGATGGGTGGCAGGTACTCCGGTCGCTCTCGTTCCATGAATCCCCCTGTGCGTCGTCCTGGGCGCATTGTAGCGGGGGTGTAGGGGCCGAGCCCCTACGGGCAACGCTTCACCCGCGCCGGCGCTGCTGAAGCGCCTGCACCATCCGGACCACCGCTTGCGGGTCCGCGCCGGAATCAACCGACTTCCTGGCCAACCGCTCTTGCTCGAGCAGCAGCTGGTACTCGCGGGCCATGTTGCATGTCAGGGACCACCAGCGCATTTGCTCCGGGTAGAGCGTGAATCCTTCCGGTGTCCACATGTGCCGGGCTTGAAAACCGAAACCGGCCCAAGGGCCGGTCAGTTCGATGCGGTCATACGTGTCGAGCTTCATGCCTCGATCTCATCTTCCTTAGGGGGTCGCTGAGGCAAGCAAGACATGATCCAGAGCCATACCCAGCGGAGCCGGCGCAGGATCACGAGCGGGGCCTGCAGGTACAGGGTTGCGGCTGCGGCCAGCGCCATCAGGCAGATAGCGAATTTCGCATAATGTATATTATGTTAATGCTCGCAGCGACCATTCGGTCGTGGCTCGGCTCCTGCATCCGATGGTGGCTTGCTGGTCTTGTCGACCAGCACCGCACACCCAAGGACACGGAGCTTGCAGCATGACGCATGGAAACCACACCTGGACCGGCTGGCGCTGGACCGAGAACGGCCGCTACCTGGTCTCTCCCGACGGCGACCACATGACCGCCGAGCGGCTACGCGGCCTAGCATGGCGCGATGCCATGGAGCTGCGCCGCGCCGGCTATGCGTCCAGACGCAAGGCCGAGGCCGGCACTCGCGCGCGCCAGTATGGCGTCAAGGTCAAGGTGGTCATCGTCGAGCTCGATGACTGGCGGGACCGCCACTTCGGCCGCGCTGGCTGAAAAACGGTCTACAGGGGTGATGGTTCGAGGTTCGCCGCGGCGAAACCGGTGGACCAAGATCGACGGGGGCCGAGGCCGCCCAGGCGCGGGTGAGGCGTTTTCCGTGGGGCTCTGCCCCACCCCCGGCGCTAGAATGCGCCCAGGACGACGCACAGGGGGATTCATGGAACGAGAGCGACCGGAGTACCTGACACCCATCCAGCCGCGGCGCTGGAGCTTTCCGTGGCTGCTGGTGATCGGCTTGGCCGTCCTGGTGCTGGCCGGGCACGGCGTGAAACAGCACTTGGCCACCCAGGCCGCTTGGGAGGCTCGATTCAATCGTCTGAAGGCGGTTCCAGCTCAGGCTCCTGCGCAACCCTTTGTGATCCAGGGCGATGACCCCGTAGAGCGAATCCGCCGGATCCGCCGAGAGCGGGAAGCGGCCGAGGAGTATCTGAAAGAGCGCGCCAGTTGGCGCTGCATCGACGGGACGCCATTCCGGCAGATACCAGGCGGCTGGGAAAACGTTCGCGGCGAACGCTGCTAATTCAGTAACGCGTTACTTCTGCGGATAGCGACGGGCGAGTTCGCCGACCAGGGCGCCGATGCGCTTGCGAGACGGTGCCGCCCCCCGTCCGCCCTGGGCAACCAGACGCTGCAGGAAATCCGCCTCCTTGCGAATAGCGTCGAGCAGGACCGCATCCGTCAGCCCCATCGTTGTGTCCAGGTAGTGATCCGCCGCCGGATTGAGCGCGCGCGGGGCGTGATGCGCAATGGACCCCGCCCTCGCCCTGCGGAGCTCGCGATAGCGGCGCTGCTTCTCGGCCGGCGTCATCGGGCCGGACTCGAAGTGCAGGCAGGGGCGGCCACGCTTGGCCGGGAGCATTTCGAGGGTGCCGGGGTCTTTTTCGTCACGCAT